CAGACCCGTAAAACGTTCCCGCATCTTGGCAAAAGATTGCAGCTTTTTCGCCATTTGGATATTCGCAAGTGACACGGTAATACCGTTCTGCTGCATCTCCGCAAAAATCGCAGGGTATCCCATATTATCAGGGTCTTCCGCAACACGAATAGTGGTACCGCCGCCATCGTCCACAAAAAATACCATTTGCATATTATTCATCCCACCAGTTTCGCGAAGCATTATTGATGCTACTCCGTCAGGACTATTGTCCAAACCGATACCCTTAACGGACAATTGGCTCTCTACTACATTTAGAGCCACTTCACCCTCACTCACAGCCTGATCAAATGACGGCAAAATATCTTAGAACCATCCTAAATCCCAAAAGGCTTACGCCAAACTCATATCAATGCGTGTTCGCTCCAATGCAGCGAACACATCACAAGAGCAATTACGCAACCGAAAGTTTTGAATGAGATTGTACACCTCAACGTAGCCCATCTCAACGTTCGAACTTTCAGACACAAAAAAACCAAGATACTGATAAATCTTATCGGCACCCGGAGCGCCCATTATCGCAAAATCGAAGAACGGCACAACCGATCCACCTTCGATTTGAGGTTCCCCCATATATGAACAATCGAATTGATCACGCGACCCCTCGAACCGCTCCAATGCCAAATCTGACACCAAATACACCAACACACAAGCACAGACCGGATTTACCAACAACTCATTGGTCTCACCCATCTCAATATTAAAATTGATCTTCACCTTAAAAACATCTTGTCGCAGCAGATACATTACAAACACAGGGACAACCTTACCCACAAGGAGGCTAATACCCACCTCAATATTCATCCCGCAACAGGATTTTGCCCAAGCTAAAGGCTTAGTTTATTGACAATTAACGTTCTTCATTTTAATCCTCTTAATTTTGTTTTAATTTTTTTGAACACGCGGGCGATGGACGCCCGACGCTTTGCACAGACCTTGCACAACTTACACCTTAGCTGATACTTACGGCCCATCATCAAACCGGAACTTACAAACGCGCCCGTCCATACTTAAATAGCCACCAACACAAACAATGTTGAAAATATCAGCAATGAACACACTCCTATCACACGCACTCACAGCGGTAATCGCAGTTTCACTTTGGTTCGCAATTGGTTAGGGTTTTGCCTTCTGGAACTCTTTACAAGTCATCTAAAAACCGCCGCCCATCAGTATTTTGCGCCCGTTTTTATCACACCTTAATGTGCCGCCCTCACACCACTCATTATAAAGCGGCACATAATAGCTATACTTTTCATCCAAAAAACTTAAACGATGCCAACCATCATTTAACTTATCCATCAACCCCCCAAAAAAAAAACATCGGTGCCAACATATTCCAAAATTGCCAACCAATTTCCTGAAAGATATCATCCTCAATACGCTCTTTAACGTCAAAAAATGGTACAGCAGTCCAACCAATCCACATACGCGCCCAACCTACATCTGAGATAACCCCCAAGCTTTCCTCATTGCCACCAATACCGATCCGCTTCAAAGCTTTATCGGTAGGAATAAGCGGAGACCTATCCACAGGCTTGCCATCAAACCTCAGCAACCCGCCACTTCCCAGCACCACTAACACAACTGGATTAACCACACCCGATCCACCTCGATTACCGACGATTTCAACACCAAAACCGCTGCCACCCCCCACCAGTGCCGCACGAGCATTCATAGGAATGCCCTCACCGCCTGTCATGGGACCACGTACCCGTTTAAATCTTTTAGATTTGCAACAATCATCACTGAACCACTTGACTTTGGAACTGCGCGACAAACCCACGAAAGTCGTACCAAAACATTCATTTGTGAATGAACCGTCCACATTGACGCGGAACGTATCACCGTTTCGCTCGTATCGTTTGCCAACTTGATAACGCCGACCATCCTTAAGTCTAATGTTCACGCCTTGAAAAAAGATACCCATTATTTGAAATCCTTACAATCGTGCCAGCTCAAAAAATAATCGCTAGCCAACAAACCGAAGGCAATAACGCCCATTTCGATTTGTCCCGCCAGAGTTGGGTCGATGCCCTCGGCGATCATCCAAGTTGCAAACACCGTTCCCACCCATCTAATAAACGGCTTGAATAGATTTTTTTGAATGTTTTGCCACATAGTAAACTCCATTTTGAACTTCAAAACAGACATAAAATTGCAATTAACGAATAATTAAATAGAGTTAATTAGCGTTCAATATATATTATGGAACTTTTAACTCAAACAATTACGCCCGTTATTGTTTTTACACTAATTTACTTTCAATTGTCAACACCTATTCGAATAATACGCCCTTTAAAACCTATAAAGGGTCAGGCCGGGCTAAAGCCCTTGACAGATCTCAAAGAACTCATTTCCACATATGAATACTTTGTATGGCGCGCTTTGAGCCGCGCTCAAACAAAATATTGAAATAAATAATGAGACCCACTTTATTTTATACAATTTTTAAAAATGGTGTAATTCACAACATCATCCAAGGCGTTGCCGAGGCCAAAAAAATTGGGCCCGGCTATAAAGGTTTTAAAAAACACACCGACACCGAAAAATTCACCATATAATGGAATTATGAAAATCCACATTGGGAAAAACCTACCATATCAATTCGTGAACGGATTTTAGGAACACCAAGGCACAAAGCGCTTTAACCCGCCACCGCCTTTAGTCTTGTTATCCTTGGGGCGCGATTTACAGTGCTTCAATTCGCGCGGTTCATTCTTTACCAAACTCATTACACTCATGCTTACCACCTGTTTTGCGCCCTTTATAAGACTGGAGCGATTTACACGCTCCGGCTTAATTACTACCTTCAGCTTTGACTTTGCTTTTAGCTTCGTCCTAGACGGACTAGAAGTGTGTTGAACGCCAAGCGTTAAACTGGAACGCGTTGTTGGCATAGCTGTTACCAACACATCTTTTTTATCGGATTGCACAGCAACCAAATTTGCATGAACCCGCATACTACGACGCCAAGGCTTAATTCTTTTAGAACTCAAAATCCGTAACGCCTTCGGCTTCACCCCCGCATTGGAGTTTGGAATTTCACGCATTCTGCCTTTCAAACTCATACTGTTCTTATTAAAAATCAAATTCTTAACGCATAATTTTATATTTTTTACAAAGGGCTTCCGCAAAACCGTTGAAAACTTGAACATCAACATCATATTACCACTATTTAAATTGTTGCTCTCTTTTTTCTTTTTCCGAGCCATTTACAGCCTCCCTAATAAAAATTTCAAACCAAAGTTGTTCATCTTCTTCGGCCTTTTCCCGTTGTCGTGCTTGCTGTAACGCTTCGGCTTTTTCAACCACAACACATATTTGACAACTTGATACCCACGGTCTACCGACAAAACGTTCACCGTTCGAAAAATCTCGACGCCTCAACAATAATTCTTCGTCTTTCACGATCTTCTCGTATTTTATGTACAGCTCGACCAGCTCACTTTTAAACATTTCCCACTCAGGATAAACCTCTTTCCATTTCTTTATAAAATAGTCAAGATACAATTCAGCGGAGCGGCCACAAAACCAAAATTTAACAATTTCCTCCTGCCCGTCCTTTTTTCGAAAACGCACATCTAAGAAGCTGTATTCCAAATCTTACGATGCAAGTCCTTGTTCAACATATTGCTCTGCTAGTTATTGAAAATACTTAATGCCGATTGAAGGCTTCTTCAACATCATAAAGCCAAAAGTTTGACCCACATCGTCATAAGTTTCCTTGAGGATATACTTGCACACGTACCGTGCAGCACCGTAACCCATTGAACCATCCCAGAAAGACCAACCGTGATCCCAATCTTTTTACATAAAGTTTTAACGTTGTTCGTAGTCAGGTATCTTCCCATAAAAATGAAGAATAACATACCAATGTACTCTCCCGTTCAAGCTGCCATATTCACCAATTACGAAATAACACACATTATAACCATAACAACGTAAGCACTTCATATATTTCTGAAAATCAGAATATGTTAGAGAGACTGTTCTTTCATGTATTTGTTCGTTTGCCTCATTTCGACCATAGGTCAACGTAATAGCAAAAATTTTGGAAGAAACCTTACTTTCAGCAATGTTGCGGCCAACCCAATCATTAATTTTATTGCGCACACATTGCTCGCATTTACGACACACCACGACGAACCCATCTAGTAATTTATTCAATTCTACGCACATATTTCAAATTTTTCCTTCATACCGTATCACTAAATACATATATTACCAAATTATGTATGTGGCCGATCTCAAAATTTTACTTTTGAGATCGGCGCAAATTCTCTGCTAGAACTAACACCCTAACAAAATCTACTTTAAAGGCGTCCGTACACCAACCCGGACGCCTTTGGGCTTTAAAAAATAAAAAAAACTTAGCTTGTCGCATTCTTCCAATTACCAATAAGCAGAATCATAAAACTTCCAGTCCCCTCCCCATTCAAATTTAAACCCATTACGACCAACTACTTCCATGCCAATATACCAAAACAACCACCATTCATGATCAATCAAATTCCAAACCTTGACCAAATACACTAAATCAATTACACAACCATAGTTATGCCAACTTTACCCAGCTTTCGCCTTAAACACACCCTTGACATACAGCGCCGTTTGCTCGGCGTTCGTGCAAACAACCGAATGAGCAAACATGGGAATCCCCATTTTGGCGCAAACCCTGATAAACAGGCGCTCGAAATCAAAAATGTGCCAATACACACCCTCACAATTAACCCGCCATTGCTACTCCTACCATTTCTAGCTAACGAGGAATGGTCGATTGACCATTCCCCTCAATGCAGCATCGAACATCTTAAAAGACTGCTGGTACCAAAACAAACGAAGCAGCAATACCAGAACTTTGCCCCTCACCTACCCCCACTGCTAACAAAATTTCGCCACCACTACCTCCGCCACTGTTCGCATCTCCACTTAACGCAACCTCACCACTTCCAGTCGTTCCCGGATCATCTTTGACATTCTCAATCACCTCACCAGTTTCTTAATTTACTGTTGCGCCCTTGACTTTTTCAACCCACATTTGGGCCAATTGGTTTTACACCTCAACATCTCGTTTCCACTACTGATTGATCATCCGAACTTCCATAAGATGCATTAGACGTTCAACCTCCGGATCACGTGCAATGCGATTAAGCAAACCTGTAAAACTAACTTACTCAGGAGCCTCACAACGTACATTCCAACCAAACGAATCGTGATACCAGACCTCACCAACCATCTCGAATGCGAGGATCACATCGCCTTCAAGCTCGGCCCGTAGCTCGGTTACACCGAGCTGTAACACCCCGGCCAACATAACATGCTCCTGCTTGTCACCATACTTGACGCGCACCTTAGTTTTTTCATCGCAATTCACATGCAATTCAATTATGCACGCCCCCTCGCCTTTAAAGCGCAACGGCTTTCTGCATTCAGTCCAATTCTTCAAATCATGAATATTTAACCGCATTTGTTACGCTCCTTGATCAATGCGCTCGACATCCATCTAAACCTCAAGGTCTTCATAATTAATTGTTTGCTCGACCAGCAATCCGCCAAACTGGGTCAAGCCCGTAATAGCCACGGGACCAACCATAAACAATTCAAACAAATCACCTACCCGGAGGAAAACATCAGTTTGCAAATCAACCGGAACCATAAAAAAGTCCTCGCCCAATTCAAAATTAACCATTTCAACAGCCCAAAAACATTGACGATCTGCCGTTGTGGCGATCTCACCATGGAACTTGCCACCTAGGCGCGGACCAAACATAGACCATTGCCAATGCTGAGGCGCATAACCAAACATTATTAACACAATTGCATGACCCATGTCAATCTGATCATTTCTAATCACATCAACTTTTTCTAGATCTAAACCGTCCCGAACAACTTCCGGCAACACAAAGGCTTGTGGCTTACCAACCGGAACCCGTTGCACTTGCTCATAAATGTTAAACAGCGGGTCAGCTTGACGCTCAAAAAGCTGTTGCGGAAAACATTCAATCAACACCATGACCTTGCCGCCAGTATCCAATTCGGGAACCCGAATGGTCATAGACCCACCAACAAACCCAGACACAGCGCTATCGTCCAAATTGCCGCTATCGCTCGCATAACACTTACCTTAACTAAACGTCATCATTTACTGGTTCAACAGAATTGGTTATGTCAAAGACTGATCCAGTATACGCAACCCCGACATTAACATATCAATAATATATTCGTCAGCCACATCATCTGACAGACCCGTAAAACGTTCCCGCATCTTGGCAAAAGATTGCAGCTTTTTCGCCATTTGGATATTCGCAAGTGAC